CAAGAGACGCTGTTCCATTCACCGGTGCGGTAGGCATCGCTATATCCTCACCCTCCGCACCAGGCGCTCCGCAAACCCCGATGCTGCTTCGTCTGCGGCAGTGCGCAGGAAGAATGGTTGCCCCTGTGCGTGATGCGCTTCTGCGTTTTCGTGAAGCTCCTCGATATAGTCATTGGAGGGTGCGCCGCCATCGCCATCATCGTCGCGGCCGAAGGAGACCCATACCTGCGTGCCCTCCGCGATCACCTGGCCACTCGCACGTGCCCGGCCGGTGTCCACGGGGATGCGTTGCTGCGCCGGCAGCAGGATGGAATCGTGCGCCTCTGCGGCAACGGCGTCCGTGATCCGCACGCCGACGGTGTGCAAGGCGATCAGGTCAAGTGGCATCAGAACCAGACCTTTGTGGGGCTGATCGCGGGCTCATTCAGGTCCAGCTCCACCGCGATAATGACCGGGGTCGTCTGATCGGGAAGACTAAGCCGGTCATCATCGCCGACGCGCGGTGCGGTGCCGTCCGGTTGATAGGCCAGTACCACGTAGCCACGTGCGCCTTGCAGTTCGCCGGCCGCATTGACCACCGATGCTTGCCGGATCACCAGCAGGGCGTCGTAGTCAACCGGCGGACCAAAGGAATCGTCACCGAACTGATCACGGCCCGTGAACGGGGCAATCGTGACGCGGTCGATACAGAAGCGGTTGAACTGCACCTGCATCACCATGACGGCATCCGCAGGCATGTTCGCGGTCATCAGTACAGCCCCGGCGGCTCAAGCTGGTTCGCCTGTTCCATACAGTGGGTGTAGACCGATGTGGGATCGAACATGTTGCCCTGCGTCGGACTGGCGCGGAAGCGGTTCGCCGCCTTGCGGGCCTTGACCCGCCAGCATTCAGCGGCAGCACGCTTGACATCGTACGGCCCGCCCGTCGGCACCGCGGCCGCCCACGTAATCGTCCCGTCCTGCACGTATGCCACCGGGTTGCGGCTGCTCGCGGGGATGAGCCACGTTGGCTCGGTGTCACCGGAGACACCGGGGAAGCCAGCGCCCGTGAAGTCCGGGTCCGAAGAGGCCCAATACGGGCCCTGTGCGTGCGTCAGTGGCACGTACGCCCAGCCATTGGGTATGGTCGGCGTCACGAGCACATCCGGGTAGTACGTCGTCGCCGCCGTCCACGTGCGGAAGCCCATGGTACGGAGGATTGCCGAATCGATCTCCGCGTCCGTGAGCACGGGGTCAAGCGTCGGTTCGCACAAGGCGACAACGGCGTCGTGGACGTCGGTCGGGATGGACATGGTAGACCCTACTTCTTCGTCGGCTTCGGTGTGGCAGGACCGGACGGGCCGCCAGGAGCGTGCCCCTTGTCCTCGGCTTCCTCAGCTGCCGCCGGACGATCTGCCAGCGACGACGCGGTGCCCTCTTCGCCCTCAGACGGTGCGGTGCTGTCGTCCGTCAGCCCATACTTCGCCGCTTCCTCGTCCGTGATCGTGCCGCCGGCGGCAACAACGAGGGTCGCGGCGTCGGGGCTGTCCTCGGGGACGACGTTGCCCTCGCTGTCGGCGTATATCGCGGTTTCAGACGTGTACATCGGTGTCTCCTCCGTGATCTGCGTGATGGTGATGGACCCGCCGGTACGTGATCGCTCGTGCTTGCCGAGTGGGTCACGGACGCCACGCCCCGGACCCACCCAGAGGCGCGGCATCAGCTTTGGGTGCCAACGACCGTCCAGACAATCGTGGATGTGCCGTTGGTGGCCGTGCAGATGTAGAGCTTGCCCGCCGTCGTGTCCGTGTACAGCGATCCGACCGTGGCCGTGCCGAGGCCGGTGACGTTGACCGTCGGCGCGCCCGCACCCGCGGTGCTGCTGAGCGTGGCATTACTCCCGGCGGCCATGCGCTGCCGCGAGCCGGGCATCGTGTTGCTAGCGTTCGGCGGCATGTATGACATGCGCGGCTCCTTTCAGGAGAGAGGATACGTAGCGTTGCACGACTAACTAGGGAAGACCTGTTACTGTGCAAAACGCCAGAGGACGATATACCGCAAGGGCTAATCTTTCCTCAGCCCTGATTGTTATCAGATTCTTAACAAAGTCATCAACGTTCGAGTTTGTCGTCTCCAGCGTGATGCCCTGGCGGCGGAAGACCTGGGCGCCGAGTTTGAACGCGCCCACGAACGCGGTGTGCTGGGTCTGGGCGACAGTGGCGACCACCGGCAAGCCCCAGAGACGATTGGGACCGGGATCGGCCGGATGTCCCCAGATATAGATGCCGTCAGCCGTCTTGAGTAGCTTGACGTTCTGCCAATCGAACGGGTTGAAGACGACACCATCGGCCTGGAAGAAGCCGACTGAGGCAATCTTCGTGATCGCCTTGAAGACGGCATCGGGGAGGGGGTCGGTCCCGGCGGCCTGCGTCTGAATGCCGGACGTCGTTTCGATCCCCTGGATGTTCGGCGGTGTGCCGTTACCGAGCAGGATCTGCGCTTCCTCTTGCTGCGCGACCATGAACTGCAAGCGGTTGTTGACGTAGTCGCGGATGACCGGGAAGTCGCCGAACATCTCGTCGGTGACCTTCCCGGTGACGGCGATCTTGCGCACCGGCGCGTCCACCTCGGAGGTGTCGAAGGCTGCTTCTGGCTTGGTGGCACCTTCCGCGACCGTCGTCGCTGCGTTGGTGTACGTGTCCTCACGGACATAGCGGATCGTGTTCATCGTCGTCTCACCCTGGGAGATGAGATCGGCGATGGTGAGGGCTTGCTGGCCGATCATCACCATACCGGGCTGGCGGTCATACTGCGTCAGCGTGGACACGGCCGTCGTGAACGTGGTCTTCACCGCGAAGCCGAGTTGCTCTGGCACCTCAAAGAATGCCTGCTGCTGGCCGCCACCGGGGCGCCACGTCTTGTACGCCTCGCTGGCGACGAACCGCTCACCGAGTGACTTCGTGGCGGTGCTCGTACCCGGCATGGCACCCGGATCGTCGGCCGATCCGCCACCGAAAGGGACCGGGCGGACGATGCGGCCGAGATCATCGACGGCCTTCTGGTTGTCGCGGTCGATGGCGGCGAGGCGTTCCGCCGACTTGAAGGCGTCCTGCAACGGCGCCAGTTCCGTCTCACGCTGGCGCACCTCCGCGACCTGCTCGGCCGTGAAGTCGTAGACGGGGGAGCCATCGACGATCTTGCGGTGATCGTCGAAGAGTTTCTTCATCTCGCCGCGCTTCTGATCCAGCTCGCGGCCGAGTTCAGCCAGGGTCGGCATTGCGTGTCTCGCTTTCGTTATGCGCTCTCCACGCCAAGGGCTTCTGCCTCGCGTGCGAGGATGCGCAGGTAGATTTGCTCGATCTCGGCGTTCGTTTTCGCCGCTGGTTCGGTCTCATTGAGGAGCGCCTGCATCGTGGCGATGTGCGTCCCCATTGCCGCGTGCGCGGTCTGCATTTGGGTGTGCATCTCCCGCAGTTTCTTGCGATTGGCTGCGGAGAAGACACGCCCGGACTTGATGCGTAGTTCGTTGATGGCGAACCCGCGATCTATCACACCTTTCACCGCAGCAAGCGCGGCTGTGAGGTGCCTTTCATACGACATCGTGGCAGGCACGATGCCGGCATCACCTTCGCTGGCGTCGTCGACGTCCGTGGCGGTGACGTAGGTCGTGACGCGTACAACGCTCTCTTCCGGACCCCAGACGATGTCATTGCCCGCGGTGACCGTATACGTGCGCCGGAACAGGTCCTCGTCATCGGCGTAAACCACGGCATCGTCGTAGACGTCACGTATCCACAGGCCGCGATTCCAACTGTCAGGGTCGTCGTCATCGTCAGGAAAATCCTCGTTCAGCTCGTCCTGGAGGAGCGAGCGGAGATCGTCGTAGGACATCCCTGACGGGAGCGACTTGGTATGGTTGCCGGGGCGCAGACCAAGCAGCGCGGTCAGGGATTTCATCCCCACGGCGCCGTTACGTGGCTCCGCCGGCGTCGGGGTCAGACTGGCCTCGGCGATGGGCCAGTGCGTGATCTCGCGCACCGTCGCGCCATCTTTGGTCTCAACGGATTTGCGTGCGACGAGATGCGCTGGCGCACCCGATGACCAGCCTAACTTCCCTTTCGCCGCAAGGTCCGCGATCGCCTGCTCGTACTCGTCACGCAGGTTCAGCTGCGCCTCGACCCAGATGCCGATCGCGTCCGTCTTGGCCGTGAAGCGACCGATCTTCTTGACGCCCAGCTGCTCGTCCAGTCCGTGCGCGTAATAGACCGAGCGCGTGTCACCGTCGGCGAGGTCATAGTCGGTATCCTTGGTGAAGTACTCACCCGTGAGGTCGGGACTGGCGGCATCGGAGAAGGTGATTAAATAGCCACCCACGCGGCCATCGCCCAGGGCTTTCACGGCGCCGCCGAACATCACGAGCGTATCGTTCATCTCACTGACCCCCTCAACCTGTGTGCGTGAGCAGTAACGCCACGGCGACGAAACAGAACGCGAGCGATTGGATGCGGCCGCCCCATGCGCCGTATGGCTCAGGAGCCCAACCGAGGAAAAATCCAATCCCGAAGATCACCGCCGCGATGAGGTACAGCACGCCAGCCAACGTGAGTTTCACCGGTTTGCTCCTTGCGCGGGGATTGGCACCGCAGCCTGCGCCGCCGCGGCCGGTTGATTGCCATTCGTCGCCGGCGTCGATGGTGGCGGGATGTTCGTCGCACCAGGCTCCGTGTTCACCTTCTCGATTACCGGACTGACGGGCTCCGCGATCGAGCCGTCGCTGAAGCTCGCACCGCGTGGCAGCAGGTAGATACCGTCGTCTGCCGGGACTGACTCCAGGTCAACCATCTTCAGGGCGGCCGCACGGTCGATAATGCCCGCGGTAAAGAGCTTCGTCGCCCGATCGGCAACGGCGGTCGCATCCTCCTGCAAGGCGCTGACATTGCTCGTGTCGAACTCGACGAACTGATCCTTCTGTCCGTTGAAGTCATCACGCAACAAGGAACGGGTCAGGGTGTCCGCAAAGCTCGTATAGGTGGGAACGATGTTGCCTCGATAGGTTGCTTCGCGCGCGGCCTGGTAGTTCGCGTACGTGGCGTGCTCCAACCCGACTCCGAGGCCCGCGACAAT